AATCTTGGGATCAGTGACTTCGGGTCCCATGGAACTACCAGCAGTGGATCCTGGTGGTATAGTAAACCACTTGGGACTGCCCAGTGCTGTAGTAAAAGTGAATTGTCCCACCGAAGTGGCAATTGTGATATCAGTTTTGGGAAATCCTGCCATTCCTGTAATTTGATTTTGCTGTTCCCACATTTGACTAAGTCGTTCAACAATGTCAGGAGCAGCAGGTTTACCTGCTGCGTCAACCCAAGCACCACCGACCACACTATACATACCACGATTGGTTCTCAAACTACTACCATTGGGCGGAATAACAGGTGCTGCTGACAACGGCGGTGGTGCTGATTGTGGATTTTTCTGTGCCCACATCGCACTGAGTCGGGCACTGACATCATCATCAGCAGATTTACCTGCTGCGTCAACCCAAGCACCACCGACTACACTATATATACCACGAGTGGTTTGTAGACTACTACCATCAGCGGGAATTGGTGGCACTTCTGCCAATGGTATTTTGGTTTTGGGAGGATTTGTTAAATAATCTTGCTCAGCATCTCTCATACTTTGACGAACCCAACGTTCTACCGATCTGAAATCTGTGGCAGTGGGAGGAGTTTTAAAAGTATAAGGTACTTGTGTTCCGGGTATATAAGTTTGTGCAAATATCTCATTGGCCCAATTTACCACTTGATCTGGTGTTAATGTTCCGGCTCTTTTCAATGTTGTTTTATAGTTGCCCAATATTTCATTGACAGTGGCATTTAATACCTTATCTGGATTGGTCTTGAGAGGATCATTGGGATCTAACAAGTTTTTGGCTTTTTGTGCCAACCATGTTCCGCCAGCAGCACCGGCAGCAGCACCAGCAGGTCCTCCCAATATCCCACCTGCTAGAGCACCTAGTCCCCCCGCAATGGCTCTTCCCACAATCTCGTTGACCTGCTGTTTTTCAACAATTATTTCGTTAATTTTCATTTTTGACTTTCCTAACACCGCGAATGAATTTGTTGGCATCAGCGGTTCTGATGCTGTTGATCAATCTTTTTTCTAGATCGCTAGCTGTTTCGGGATCATAGTTCTCTTTGAGATAAGACAATAGATGTATGGCGCTCTGTATTACATGCAGGGCTCTATTTTCGGTGATCAGCTTTTTGTCACCTTGACGAGCCGGCATATTGGCCAATTCATCTAAGATACTACGAGTTCTTCGCTGCAAAATCATACTCCAAAATGGTATAAAATATTTACCATTTCGAAGAATTAATCACTATTAAGATCCGCTGTGGGATTGTCAATGATCTGAATTTTTACCTAATTGTCCCAATAGTTGTTTTAATTTATTGCTTTGAACCTCGGCTCGCGGCGGTGGGCCACTGGATGCATTAGTGTTACTGCCTGTTTTGATCTTGTCTAAAATCTGTCGAGCACTGTCTGTGACTGGGCTGTCGCTGGATTCTCCACTGTCGGTGACACGCAGAGTATCAACATCAAAATCTAGATCAATCTTTTGTCCAACTCCATTGCTGTTACGAGTTTTCAATAACTGCAATTGATATTTGCCACGTTCACGCATGGCTCGACTGGTATAGATACCAATAAAGTTGTCCGCTGTATTGACTTTACTGATACCACCACTGATATGTGCATGGTTGAACTCAACTTCTTCCTGTGCAGATCTATTGAACTGTGCTGCTGTCAATAACACAATTTTGTATTCTTTGGCCAAATTACGTAATTCTTCTGCCACAAACTTGTCTTTGGTAAAGAAATCACTGGGGTTGACTTTGACGCTACTGGGCATCAACAAATCCAAATAATCCACAACCAAGAAATCCAACTTCTTGTTGGTCTTGATCATGAGTTCTTTGACATAGCTACGAACTTGATTCACTGTGCTCTGTGCTGGCATGTACTTGATCTGAAATCCGCCAGATTTTTTAGATGCCATGCGTATGGTAATTTCCAAATTGTCTATGTCACGAAAGATGTCACGACTGGCAATGCCCGAAAACATGCTGTCAATACGCATGGCACAGAGTTCTTCACTGAGCTCTAGCGTGATATAGGCTCCATTTAGTCCTCGCTGTAGCCAATTCACAGCCAAGTTCTGCATGATCAAGCTCTTACCACCACCACTTTGTGCTGCCACAATTTCCAGCTCACCGCGATTAAACCCGCCATACAGCAATCTATCTAATGTACTCCATCCAGTGCTGACCTGGCCGTTTTGATTACGTAGAGCAGACAAACGTGCTTTGGGATCGGCAAAGTAGTCTGTGCCCATATCTCGAACCAGACCCACTTGCACCGCATCTTTGATCAGTTTTTCCACTGGATCATAGTCGCCCTTTTCCAGTAAATCTGCTGCCTGTAGAATGGCACGTTCTAGTTCTTGCCTGCGACTGAATTTTTCAAACTCATCAAAGAACCACTCTAGATGTTGTTCATTGACATCATCGATCTTGGCAAAATTCTGATCTGCTACAGCATTGACTTGTTGAAATGTAGGAACAGTTTTATATTCATCTGTGTGTTCTTTGATAAAGTTTGCAGCCGATTTTAGACTGCGATCAAAGTTGTTGGGATTATAGATACCTTGAACTCGAACATAGCAACTGGCATCAGTCAGCATGAGTTCGAGAAAAAACTTTTGTACCTCTGTACTGAATTCTTTAATCATTCTTCCAATTCGTTCGTCGATCCCAAAGTTGTATTTTTAGACCACTATACTCTACATGATCTAAGATATCTTTGAGTACAAATAATTTACCATAGCGATTGACCGCATCGTTAATATCTTTGCAGGTTTCTCTCCAGTTTGGAAAACTCACTGCCCAATTATATTCAATGGCCTGTTCTAATAATTTCCTTCCGCTGGCGTCCCAATCCGGTACTACAATGATATCTCTGCTGAGATTGTCAATTTGATCTGCCTGAGTCTCAGATATTTCATTGTGCATGACTGCACAACCATCAATGCTCATGGCATCAAATACACCCTCACAGACTATCACAAAACGCCAATTTTTTTGTTGTCGATCAAGATTAAACACATATCCTGGCTGTGTGTCGGCCAAATACTTGGGTTTGAGCCAATCAACAAAACTACGAGCAGTATATCCCACCGTTTTTGTTTGATGTTGAAACGGAACGACTATCCTATGATTCCAATGTTTTTGTAATAAGTCTGTCCAATAAAACTCATACCGACTCATGTCAATCCCTCGTTGACTGACATAATCCACAGCATCTAGAAATTGTTTGGGACAATGATCAATGCCTTTGAGAGCATAAAAATCGGCCCAAGCACCAAAACTTTGACAGCCTTCGGGCAAAGATCGAACCTGAAATTCAACTTCTTGTTCCAATTCAACTACATTAAATTCTGCTGAATCGCGAATTCTAATGGCATCTAATATCAATACACGAATCTGATTGCTGTCAAAACCCAACCAACCCAGTAGTTTTCTTAGACGATAGCTCAATGCTCGTCCGGGACGATAGTGAGCACGAAATCCACAATTAAAACAACTGTAGCTGATGCTGCCGTCACTGCTGGCAATGAGACCACCACGTCCGCGAGTATCGGGTCGATGCCCGTTATGATGGCAGCAAACAGCATTGGCACTTAGCCATCCGCCTGGAGTTGATCTGACTCGGGGCTGGCGTTGCCAAGCTGACAACAATGATTGGTGTATTGAATTAGACATACTATTAGTGATAGTATGTATTATACTGAAACTTCAATGAGAAATCAACTACGTGCCAAAATTTTGGTAATGCTGCCTGAATCAAACACTGCCTTGAATCTAATGGCAGTATAGACGCCTTCGAATGCTATGTGTGTGGTCTCTGTTTGATCATTGTAGACAATGGGAGTCAAATCACTCCAACTTGATTGTGTTATATCTGATATTGCCACATTGGTCACTTGAGGTGTCAATGTACCGGAAAAATTGTCAAAATAAATTTGAAAACTATGAACAAGATTATAACCCGACGGATATCCACCGGACTTGAGACTGGTATATTTGACAGGGTCAGCAATGTCAGTAAAGGTCAATATTGTACTGTTTTGAAACTTAATAGAAAATCCGTTCTGCATTTCGATTTGGCCACGCACATTCCAATAATCATCGGTATAGATCGGTGATGAAGTACCTAATGCATCAACCACTTTGATTGTATAATTATAAAGATTTTTGTCAAGAGCCAATAATTCTAATTCGGTGATGACAAATTGAAAAATGCCCTTTGCAGCATCTACTGCTGTGCCCGAAATAGTCACGATTTGAGTTTGATCAATATCGTCAATGATGTCCAATTCGGCTGTGTAGTCTACTAGACTCACTGGTTTTTGATCACTGTTTTTGACTGTGAATACCAAAGTATTGTCAATGCCTCGATGTAATTTTACAGTTCTAGCGTACACGGTTTTATTCCTTGTGGTCAAAGTAGCATCCAGATCCAATGTCACTGGAATTCGATTTGGATAAAGATAAGCATTGATGTATTGCATTAAATAGACTCAAAAATATCGTGAGTATTTCGAAATGGTAAATACTCTGCTCGTATATTTAGCGAAATAGTGACCGAAATAGAATACAAACAATTGTTAGATCAATATCCATTTTTGACATATTTGACCTACGGCAAAACCGAATATATAGGTATCATACAAAATGTCGACGACATTGTCACCACTATCTACGATTACGGCAGTCTGCGTACCAATGAACAAAAACTAGATTTCATTAGACTAGGCGAAGAGTGGTGGTGGGAAAGTAGTAGACAAATACCCATCAATCTTTTTATCAAACAAGATTGGGCTCAATTTCGAGAAAGTCTAAGAACATTAAACAGCCGAGATGTTACTATACACCATGGTCCCTATGTTAGTCTACGAGAAATGGCCGTGAAAAAAAGCAAAAGACGTAGTATCACATTGGTAAAGAAAATCTAGGTCAATAGATTCATGTGAATCTTTACTAAATGAGCATAACTGTAACTGTGTGCTTTTTTGAATCCATAAACTCCACTGGGATCAGGTTTCCAAATATCATTGGCAATGTCTGACCACGTTCTACCCACCAAATAGCGTTTGGCAGGCCGAATCAGTGCCAAAAACATGGCCATGTGATCAATGCTTTGTATGGGTTCTTTCAGTCTCTGGCTGAGATTATAGTGAGCACCAATATGAACAAGTTTTTGAAAAAAGTCAGGATCTTGTAACTTAGACCAATCTGTGGGTCGTTTTAACAGTTGATCCAAATGCTGGCGAGATTCTACCAACCGATACACACTGTTGTTGATTATGTCTAATTTGACATATCCTCGTTCTTCAGCTGCTTGATATTCTATACTGGCTAGCTTCGAAACAGGATCTGCAGGTATGTCTGTGACATAGACCCCTGTATTATGCTTGACCATGGCATCGTTTTGAACTCGAGATGCTGGTGTATGATCAAAATGTTGAAGTATTTGATCTCTGTCTGCTACATCGATGTCAATATCGCCTACACGTATCATAGTCCCGCCTGATTCAAAATAGTTTGTGCCCACTCAAAATCGATCTGCTTTCGTGAAATATTCTTATGCCAAACTTCACTGTTGATATACTCCCAGATAGATTCTAGTTCTGAGCTGTCTAGTCTTTCCAAAAACCGTTGACCACTGCCACTGCCATAAATCACCCAAGCACTGATCTGTCCTCTTTGTATGTCAAAACAAATCCTACTATTGGCAGCATATTTAAAATAATCTTGAAACCTGGATTGTTGAGCATCTGCCCAATCAGTCATGGTTTTAATGCTGCGTTCTAATGCTGCATCAATGGGTTCAGTGGATATATGTTCAAGTAGAAATTCTTGGTAGACACGATCCTGACACCAATGATCTATTTTCTTGTTGTTCTTGATCAGCCAACGACAGAATTGTTCTGGTGCTATGGCTTTTATTTCTTCAAGATATCGACCAAATTTCACAAAAGCCAAATAATATGGACTGTCTATAAATTCATCATAGGTTTTTTCTTTTTTTGCCAGGCTGGTAATTTCATAGAATAGTTGAAAACCACGAAACCCCAAGCGAACACCAGTTTCATTGCGTTGCTGATGTCGACGCCTGGGTTCACAGGGATGACTGATTACAGTCGTGGCACGACTAAAACTACGCCCACAATAGACACATTTATTTTTTAAAGACTCGGAGTTCTTGGTCGGTCCATCCATATTGTCTTGCCAGATTTTCAATATCTCGGGTATCATTGATTTCTGCTAGTAATTGTATTTCGTCATCTTTTAACAGAGGATAAAGTTTTTTTAATACTTGAATTTTGACATTGCCACTGTTTTTTCCGCCGGTACGAGGGAAATAATGTCTTTGAGTTCCTACGCCAGGACTACCTGCTGTACACAATAACCACTGCAATTTAGGATGTCGACTTAGTTCAAAATAGTTGGGATTCACACGCTCATTGAATGCCAACAAATAATACGATTCAATATCATAACCTCCTGATACTGCACTGCCCCATTTCAACATCAAGAAACTACTGAACTTTTTTCTTTCTTCTTCTGTCAGGCTGTCGTAGAAATCTCGCTGTTTACGATCCAGTGCTGACATTTCGTTGTTGATATTTAGTTTGTCAGACATTGGCAGGTTCCTTGGGCAACACTATACCGTACTCACGATATAGCCATTTAACAAAATGATCTATACTTTGTTGATCAACTGAGATCTTTTGTTGATAAACACGACTGGCCACCCAAACACGCTCTAACCAAACACGATCATTCATGATGTTTTACCATATTTTACTGTAATTGATGATTTCGCTCTGTTTGCTGATATCTCGGACAAAGTATACACAATCTGGTTCTTGATTGTTGTTTAATGGTACAGCCAGTAATTGTCCTGGCTTGAGTTTGGGCATGTACCAACGTACATCTTGATAGATGTCCACTACTTCGATTTTGCGAAACTCGGGTCTGAAACTGCTCAAAGGATTGAATACAAATGCATTGAACCCTCGATCGTTGACCGCAGTCAGTGGCACTACTTCTAGATCACCTTGATCAGCTTCACCTATCAATATTTGCCAATCCACTGGCATAGTGATTCTACGATCACCGATTTCCAATACCAATGCTGGACTATTGAAACTTTCCAAAAAGATCAAGGGTATAAAAAAGTAGTCAGGTTCTTTGTGGTTACTGTTGTCTAAAATACAGAATCTCAAATCATCAACTTGATCAGGAATCTCATTGAGATCAAAAGGGGTATTGTCTAAACTTAATATCATCATAATGGTTATTGTATAGGTTATTTGTTGTTTTGCCAATGAATTTTTTCTACCGCATAAGGATAGTCTGCTTCGGCATAGAATTGTTTGCGTTTGGTCAAATGCCGTTTGCTGAACTTACAAGTACTGGTGACATCCCAGATCTCCACACTGTCTTTGTCAAATCCTTTGCGTAGACCTCGCCCAATGCTCTGTATCACTCGTACAAAACTTTTACCGGGTTCGATCAAAACCAAATTGTGTAGCTTGGTGATGTTGATGCCCACAGCAGCAATACCATATGTGGCCACAATGACTTTGCCATCACTGAAATTGACTTCGGCATATTGCTCTTTGCGATCCTTTACTTTGGTAGATCCACTGAGAAATACTGCGTTGGGAATCTGTTCGGCTAGACTACGACCTGGATCGACTCGATCGATCAGTACCAATGTGTTGCCATCCAATTTGGCTACCATGCTGGCAATATAGCCGATGCGATCACTGTTTTCCAGTAGATACTGTAGCTCTGCTTGATAGTTTTTGAACTCAACATGATCTACTAATTGTAGCACATTGACATTGCACTCTGCAAGTACACCGCGGTCTTGTAGCTCAGAGGCACTGATACGATTAATGACCTCACCTACGCACACTTGCAAAGCACGCCAATCATATTCTTCTTTGGGTATGGTGCCAGTCACAGCCCACCGTATGGGCACACGAGCAAATACATCAGTCATCAATGACTTCAATTTATCAGCTTTCAAACTATGACATTCATCGACCATGACACAGATCACCCCGTCAATGGCTTCACTGAGACTTTCGGGATCAGTTTTGAGCAGACTATTCAAACTCTGCCAAGTACAGATCAAATGTTGATTGTGTAGTTGTTTACGGTCACCATATATCACACCCACATCCAGTCCCACATTGATATAGTCTTCTTCTGTCTGTGTCACCAAGTTCTTGCTGGGCACGATCAATATAGTACGTCCATGTACCCCAGCACAGCGAGCCAATGTGGCTGTAAGAATGGTATTATGATGAATTAATCCATTTGAATCATAATATAAATGTGGTGCATCAATTGAAATATCAAAGCAATCGTCATTTTTGATTTCGGTTAAATTAGTTACTACAATATTTCCGTTTAAATGAGCAACAATTGATCCAATTTTTAAATCTTTAGCAAATATATCCTTCCCGTTTTGTTGTAGAATATGATTTTTTGCCACTTTAATTGAATAACCGTTATTGAAATCAATCTGGATCATTGGCAAATTACATTTTTTAATAAAATTCTTTATTGGAGTTTCTCCAGTTGGTGTGGTTACCGACAATCCTAGATTTTCTGTATTAATTTCGATATTGTCGATTAAATCTTTTTTATTAAATTCTTCAATATAAGCAGCTAATTTTTCAATCGGAATATTGATTAACACGAAATAAAATCCTTACATTTTTTTAATACCTCTTCTGGATTATTTTTAAAATCCATTTCCCAAATAATCATAACATCGTATCCGTTGTCTTTTAAGTCTTGTATTTTTTTTCTGTCATGTTCCCATACTTCAGTAATTTTCTTTTTTCTTATAAAACAATCTTCTGAGTAAATTTTTGGGTTTCCGTGCCAGTAATCACCATAAAATTCTATAATTTTTTTCTTATATAAAAAATCTACTCGATGAACTTTATTTTTTCCTCGAACTGTTTTTTCATTTGATCCGTAATGCCCTTTTCCGATTTGTTCAAATAACTCAATTGACTTTTTACTACGATTATTGATCATATCTTTATTGCCCGGTGAGTCAAGCCACTGCCTAATTCTTTCGTTAAACATTTTCTCCCCATCGTCACCGTACTTATTCTTATAGTATTCTAGTCCATTGGTAGTTTGTACCTCTTTAATTTTAAGAGTTGCGTCTTCGTAATCCAGACCTTTGTTAATCCAATATTCAATCGTTCTAATTGAGTATCCGCGAGCACCTTTTTTTGCTGCCGGTGACTTCAATGATCTAGATTTTTGCACTTTGATGACTTCTTCTTGGGCTTGTTCATTGTCCAATCCCTGTGCTATCCAGTAATCAACAGTATTTGCTAACCCTTTTCTTTTTTCTAAATTCACATCATTGATAATAGTCAAAATTTGTTCTTTGGTAAAAATGCAACTTAGTTTATCTGTAGTCATTAAATGAGTTTTGTCCTTTGAACAATCGCAACTGCCTATAAAAACTTCCTTATATGTGGTTAATTTTAACCGTCGATGGCATTTAAAACAATTTTGAGTAGTTAATTCAAGTCCTTTTTTAATATGATATTTGCTTGCATAGACTGGTTCCTTTAAATAATCAACCAAATCCCATTTGTTTATATTATGTAAAGAACATAGTCTTATCCAACTTCTTTTTTTATAACCGGTTAGTATTTTTTGTAACGTCATTTTCCTGCTCCTGTAGCAGTTTATTTATTAAAAACTTACCAAAAGGAGTGGTTTTGTCAACATTAATACTTATTACTGTATCTCCTCCTAAACATTTGCCTGCTCCTGTAGCGATACACTGTATGCTCTGTGGATGGGTCAAGAATTCATTGACCGCAGCTAGTTGATAGTCACGCAATACTATGGGTTCACCCGCTAGAGGATGCCCTTCAGGCCAACCGTGATCAGATAGATAGTCCACTGACACAGGTTCCAATGGATATTCGATTGGGTATTGCCTAAGGTCTTCAAGGTCAATGTCGTAGCCCTGTTGTTCCAGTATGGGCAAGATCTCGGGCAGTAAGTTGATGTATGTACTACCACCTAACTGAAAAAATGTCTCACAACCATCCCATCGTCCCAGTCGTACTGCTGGGATAAACCTTGCTCCGGGTATTTCATATTTGAATTTTTTATTGAGTTCTCTGCGAGTTGCGACACTCAATCCTTCAATTTTGACATTGACTTCATCTTTGATTATTAATTTTGCTGTGGGCATGAGTTATGTGTTTTTGACCTTTATGAGATTGTTGACGCCATAATAGACAATTTTGTCTGCTTGTCCCGAATACCTAGACTGTATACCATATATCACACTCTCATCTGTGAATACAATACGCGGAACAGGACATTGATTATTATTTAACACCAATGACATATAGACTTGAACTTGTGGCACAGACTTTTTGCGACCACGTCGACTGTTGTCAAGTTGACAAACTTGATCTGCTCCAAAGCATTCTTGTATGGTGTCTAGATTGTGTTCAAATCCCTTGATAAAAATCGGAGCTCGCCCCAGAGCCTTTAGCCACCGACACACTTCATCAAGACTGTATTGATCAGATCTGATCTCGACATCACGCTCCAGAGTCCAATCCAACCAATGTTGTGGATACTGACCACGAGCTTGATTCAATATATCCTCACTGACTGACACTTGCCACACTGTGGCTTGATTGAGTATGGCCAATAAAGACATTGTGCCACTGTTGAGCTCGGTGAGGTCCAGACTGGAGATGGCGGGAGTGACTTGGTATTGGTGATCTTGTTGAGTCAGTGTATAAGCATTGACCTCTTGCTCTAGGTTTTTGGCCAGTTCAGCAATGTCAAACTTGATGTCGAATTCGTGATGTTGTGCCCATGCCCAACAGTAATAGACATTGGGTAATGTGGCTGCTATGAGCCAACAGCGAAGATCACGATCAAATTCTACCCGCCCGCAACTGTTCTGACCAAAATTTCGAATCTTCTCTACCAAACTGCCGTCAAATGGAAATCTCAATTCCAAATTCTGTGTGGCCAGATTATGACTCAAGGTGCGAGAACGATCTACCACTCGTATGGGAATACGATGATCTAATTGTTCAGGCACACTCACGCCTAATCCTTTCAATTGGCGGCGATACTTGTGTACCAATTTTTTGGCCAATGCAGATTGTTTGTCAGTCAGTCCACGACCTTGTAGTGTCTGTTCAGCAAAACTGTCCACTATACCATAGTCATAATTGGCCAAACTGACCACTGGCGTGTTGACAAATCTGGGGATAAGTTGACCATTCAAGTCACGGGCACCAGCAATGAATTCCAAGTAGTCTTCAAGATATTTAAGCATAGGTACAGTATAGCAGAACGCACAGATCAAAGTCAAAAAAAAGCAGCCCGGAGGCTGCTGAAAGAACGCACTAGATGATCTTAACTGTTCTTACACACAGTGGTCACTGCCAGACGCTGCCACTTGTCGGGGAAGCTCTTGGCCAGATCCGCAATCTTGAGAGCCATACGCAGGCTCATCTCACGCAGGCTGTCACGCTTGGCGTAGACCCAGTCAAGGATTTCGTTCTGCTGCTGCTCGGTGAAATCGTAGTCCTGGAACAGTTCGCCAGTGGCCGCAATTTGCCGAATACGCAGATAACGATCACGCATGGTGTTCAGGGTCAGATCCAAGTAGTGGCAGCGGCTCTGGAGTGCTTCGAGGTGCTCTTTGATCTTGTTGCTACGAACATCATCAAACTTGAGGTTGGTGATGAAGATCACGCTGCCTTTGAAGTTGAAGGTATCGGGCACACCTTCACGACGCAGAGCGTGGCTCTCAGCCAGCCAGCTGATCTTACGGCTCTTGCCCGAATCCAAAGCACCTTTGAGCAGGTTCAACGAAACATCATCAAAGAACAAGCCATCGCAGTCATCAAACACCAGAACACAGCCAGGATCGCTGTACTTGTAGAGAGTACAATACAGGCCGATTGCCGAAGTGCTGCCTTTGACTACTTCGTGCCGGATACGCTTGTTGCTGAGTTTGTCCAGCAAGCTGGCACGCTCAATCTCTTGCTCGACACCGTAGCTCTTGCCAACTCCGGGGGGACCCGAAACAATCATAGCACGGATATCGCCATTGATGGCAGCACGGGTCATGTCAGTGAGAATGTCAAACCGCTCGCCGATACGAGCCATGACTTCTTCGTCAGTCTCAGTGACCAACATGGCCACAGGAGCAGAGGTCTGGGGCAGTTCAGCAACCGCACCGCCGTTGACGAATTGATAGTCTTGCGGACCCTCAACATTGACGCGGATGGTCTCGGGAAAGCCCGGGAAATTGCCATCATTGCGAACAGTCACAAACGAGCTCTTGCCGGTTTGTTGGAACTGGCTGACCAGAGTAAAAACACGGCCTGCCACGCTTTTGTTGCGATAAGAACCGTTAACGATGCGGATTTGCGAGCTCATCTGTGTGTCCTTGTGTTCGTTTACTGTTCAATAATTATAGCGAAATTCGGGCTGGGTGTCAACCAATTTAATGTACCGCGGAACTCTGTTGTACAAAAGCAACACCATATTCCGCTTGATTCAGCTCAAATTCCGCTTGATCCAGCTGATCTTCGTACTGAGACAACAATTCAGTAGCATACTGGATGTCGTCTTCGCTGGCTTGAGCGTACCAAGCAGCCAGTCGCTGGGGGGTGAGATTGAGCAGGAATTCGAGATTGGCTTGATCGCGTTGGTTCATTTATTGCTCCGTTTTGCTAGTGTATGTGTCAATTATAGCACCAAAATTTGATGCTGTCAACCGTTTTTAGTATTGACCTTCTTCCATTTGATCGTCATTGACTTCTACCAGCTGGACTTCCAGCCCGGCAAGAGCAAGGATATTGGCCAGCTCGCGAGCACGAATACTATGCCCACCCCACAATTCGCCCAGCTTGTCAGCAACAAGAATCCAATCACCACTGCCCAAGTTGTTGGTTACCACTTTGATCATCATGTTCGCCTGTTTGTGTACGCTATGAATCAATTATAGCGAAAAGGAATCGGGATGTCAAGTCAATCAATGTTGTAGTAAAACAACACTATTCTGAGCCATCTGCTGATTTAGTCTCACCGTCTGGACCAGAGATGTCATATCTGCCACCACACTTGCCACAGTAGAACCAACTCCACCCAAATCCATTGTCGTGATACTTGCCGCCACTGTGCCCTTCTTGGAAGCATTCACGCATCAATTGTCGTTTAGCAGGATAGTAGACTGTATTGTCGTACTCTTCCATAAGTTCCTGCATCTTCTTTGACCGTGCTCGATCAATCTCACCTCGGCGCTGCCAAATATTACTCAACCCTCAACTCCGAAATGTTTCTTTACTACATAACCAACGTCATTGCCAGTTAGTTTTTCATCGCCCCATTCTATTTCAAACAAGTTAGCACATTCCCGAACAATCAACACGGCGAACTTTTCTACATTAGCAACTGTATTCAACTCGCTCAATTTACCATCGGTGGTACCAATAAAGCATTGATTGATAAGTTCATACATTCGTTCGTTCATTTTGCACTCACTCTATGATACTTTTTTAACCAAATTGAATTTAACATCAGTCATAGAAAAATCCTCTGGAATTAATCCGTCTTTGACTGCCTTTTTTAGTAGGTCAAATCTTCCGGCAGTTGTGGTCCTGCCAATGATTAAATCACCTACTGATACTTCCCATTCAAATAGTTCTTCATTCATTCTTCAACTCCGAAATGTTCTTTGATATCATTAATCAACTCAACTGCCCACACTGGTTCGGCATATTGGGATGCTTCATTTTCAATCTTGTTCATGCATTCCTGAATAATCAACTCAGCGAACTTAGCCATCATGATTTTTACATCAACATGATCTCCTTTGTTCGCCGCCATCTCAGCCTGTTCAGCGAGTTCTCGAATTCGTTCGTTCATATCATTCCTTCACACAGGTAATTTTCTTTGTGTCGTAAATCATAACAAAATTGCCGATATTCAGCATACCGAGAACTGTCAAAAACAGAACAAATGCTCCGATGCAGGCTAATACTGTTTTCATCATTCAATTCCGAAATGTTTTCTGATCTGTCTAGCAATTCTGTCTGCTGTATTGGTGCAACAGGCATCACCATCAGTAATATCATTTTCACTAACTTTAGCACACTCTTTAGCAATTTCTTGGGCTAGTGTTTCCAGTATGATTAGGTTTTCATTGGGCCAACCAGGGGGAAGTTGATCCTCAACATAAAGCCCACACTCTCTGCCTATTCTGCGAATATTTTCGTTCATTTTAAGATCCGTATCTGTTGGTCAACTCAGTCATAAGATCGTCATAGGATTTGAACACTTCTGACCCAGTGACATTAGTGCGAAACACTATGAAATTGCGATTGTAAATTTCCACTGTGGCATCTAGTGTTCTGGCATAACCAAAAGTCACTGAATGAAACTTTTTGCCTTTTTTGTTGACATGCTGTCCGGACAACACTCCATATGGAGCAGTGAAATTTTGGTGTTGCGCCCAATCAGCAATTGCCTGACATATCTCTTGACTATTCATCTTTGACCCCGAAATGTTCTTGTATTTTTGATTTTAACAAATGCACCGAATCTTGACAACACCCCTGTTCAAGATAATGCAGACTCAAAATTTCATCACCGAATCGGTAGAATACATCTTTCAAAATCAACTCAGCAAAACTCATGGCAAAAGTTTCGTTTTCTTCTCGGGTGAGGTCAAACGGGCGTTGGCAATACTTGACAGCATCCGCCACAGCCAACTGTGCTAGTTCTCGAACTCGTTCGTTCATTTTCTTTGCCCTTGTTCAACAATCTGCATGATATGAGCAACCCATTCGGGATTACGATCAATGATTTCGTCAATTACTGTATCCAGTTCAGCAAGGCTACGCTTGTCCGTTGTGGGATTACGCAAACAGTCAATCATTTCATCCAGGGTCAAATTCGGTTCGTTCATAAAATTATCCTAATCGTTGAGCCAATTCGGCTCGTTGTTCATCACTGAGTTCATCACATCGACTGCTATGATCGGGTGCTCTAAGATATTGATCAGTATGTTCCCTACCGTAAACACGCCGAGTTGACTTTAGCACAGCCCAGGTCACGAATGCCATAGTAACAACCGCAACATGCCCTAACATATTATAGCCTATGTAGTACAATTCTCCGGCCCACAGACCAAAAGCCAAACACCAAAAACTTGCCAGTAAAATGCTGAAGGTATACCTGATGGCCACAGGTGCATGACGCAAATCATTTTTATTGTGATCTAGCAGTGCCCAGAATGCTCGTATTAGAGCCACTAAGAATTTCAACAATCCCAACATCATTCAACTCCGAAATGTTCCTCAATCAATGAGATAGCATACAAATATGCTTCTGGGTCTTTAGTAAAGGGATGATGCTGTTCTAACATAGTGACACATTCCCGAACAATCAATTCGGCAAACTTTTGAAATTTTTCGATATCTGGATTGGCATAGAATCCAGCCTCTCGGGCAAGTTCTCGAATTCGTTCATTCATCGCCATCTACGCCAAATAAATTCCAATGTCAAACCCGACAAGAATGCCTGCTTGAATCGTGTATCGGGTGCCCAAATGATATAACCCAGCACGAAGCCCAAGAAGTAGCCCAAAAACAACCAAAGTTCAGCATCAATGCTCATTATGAGAACTCCCGACTACAGAATGCATAGCCTTGGTCATCGTCCCAGTCATATTCAGGATTGAACCAAGTGTATCCAGACGGTGATGGCTTTCTGCCTTCCTCATTGTGTTGAAGGTTTACGTGCCCGTCGGGTCTAGTATATCCTGGAGATTTAGGCCCTTCTATGTACTCCACGAACCGTTCATAATCGACCTGTTGTTGATATTCATTCATGATGACTCGATCCTTGAGGAATTCTTTCCAGGCTTGCCAGCTCACTAGTCGTTCAGCACGATATCCACGAAAAGAAAATGCCCAACCATGAGATGATTTGCCGATATGATATTCTTTATCATATCGATCACAGCATTCGCAGTGATCTTTGGCCACATAATAATTAGTTCCCATTACTGATCTCCTATATTACTTTGATAGAACATGCATACAGTACCAGAAAGAATTTGTGAGACGGCACTCATCCCACAAGCCAAACCACCACCAGGCACTCAGACCTGTCAGTAGAATTGCCAGAATTATCAATACAAGGGTTGGTCTCACGATCCTACCTCAAATAGTATACGCCCATCAACCTCACTGATGCGAACAATTTGGCGACCTTCAATTTCACTGCCCACTGAGATAAATGGGCCGCCACTGGGATCTACAAATCCGAGATCCATGAAGTCCATTTGATCCTGACCTTCTCGGCCACCATACCGCCAATATGTGAGATCACCTATAATGGTGTAGGTGTTGTTATTGACCTTTTCAAAATGATATTCCACACCATAACGATTACGCATCATTCAACTCCAGTACTATAATCTTTCAACCGTTTTTTAAGATCGCGATTTTCCAACTCTAACCGACCTGCTTTTTCCTGTAATTCACGAAACTTTTTGTCAAGGTCAAGATCAACCGGTGTTAGATCCTCTGCGGGCGTGATCAGAAACCGGCCGTTCTCCCAGTCAAATCCCAGGTTGGCCTGCTTGACTGCTCTTGTGGGCACAGCACCGATTGTAGTGTAGAGCAGTCGAACACGAATCACTACCTCAGCATCACGTAGTGGTTGACTGGGGTCATAGCTACGATTTACAATCTGATATAGTTCACTGAGCTTCATTTAACTTCTCTGTGGGCTGACTCAAAGTTGACACCAATTGTTCATTGCGATGTTGTTGCTCTCGCCGCTCGCGGTTACTGGAGTGTCGGCGACCAAACAACATGGTGTCATACTTTCTAGCCCATTCAATACCTTGAATCCAATATTCCAAGGCTTCCAAGGTACCCACAAACAATTCAGCATCGCGACTGTAAATGGGCAAACTGTCCGAATCTCGTGGCTGAACTGCTACCATATCACCGAAATCTCGATAGTACTGACTGGCCTGGCACATCATCATACCCAACTGATCCAGTCGCTGTTCCAGCTGTCGAATTTTCAAAATCGTATTATAGCCCGACATGGTCAAATCCTCAGTAATTTATTGGCACGTTCCAAGACTTGTTCCAGCTCTTGGTCAACTTTTTCCAGAGCTGATTTCAGAGTTCGACCAGTTGTACCCACATACTGTTCGCCATTGCTCCAATGTGCGAAGCGTTCGATGCCTTCTCGAACGCCCATGTAATAGGCACGAGTTTGGCACAATTGAAGATATTGGTCTTGCTCGGGTGTGAATGTCATCATGATCAAGCAAAGCAGTTATGTTGTTCAACAAACAGACATTGATCAACAATGTCACGCCGAGAGGCGTTGGCATCAATATCTAGATCATACTCGTCACGAGCTACACGGATCAACTCGACATCAGACAGCAGTTCCAGCTCAACGCGGATTTCATCAAATACATTCATGTCAGCTCCTTGAAATTGTCTAACAACAGAACAAATTATACAACAAGCTGGAAACGGTGTCAACCGTTGTTTTTTGACTACAATTTAACTGGCTGCTAGCACAATACGGCAGATGTGTTCAAGTCGTTCCATGTGTTCAAATGCTCGCCAAGGACTGGTGTCCACAGCAATGACACCATGACGATCCATGCCAATGATGTTGTACTTTAGACTACCATCCTCCTGTACCCCAATGTTTTCAATACAGGCATCTGCCAACTCTTGTGTGATTGGCGGGATCATGGGCACTGTGGGACCCACACTGGTGTATCTACTGAGTTCAGGAAATTCATCTACCAATTTTTGTAGATCGATCCCCTTGTACATGGCAGCATTGGTGTAAGTGGGATGCATATGAAGAACCACACGCACATCGGTGTTGATTTTTCTCTGTAATCCCCAATGCATGGGTATTTCACCACTGGGTTCAAGTTGAGCACTGATGTTGGTATATTCCATTTCATACCAATCATCGTAGCCAATGCCAATCTTCTTGAACATGTCGGGCTGTAGAGTCTGTTTCCTTACACCTTTGGGAGTAATATGGAAATGATCTACTGTGTTATAGCGTAGACTGGCATTGCCATCACGAGTAGTCACCCACCCGCGTTGATAGCCTTCACGAAAAATTTCACCGATTGTTTCCAGCATAATTTACATCTTCTGTTTGGCGTCAAAGGCATCAAAGCATTCTTTGACAAATTTTACCACACGACGATGTGTGTCAAAAATGTATTCGCGACTTTCGTCTTCGTCGTTGACCACTACAATATAGCCATTTGCTACTTTGCGGATTTCGATTGATTCCATGATGTTTCTTTCTTGATTTGATATTTATTGTCTAGCCAAACCGTAATGCCAAAATTGTGGCGTGGTGATCATCATCTACACAGACTTCGATTTGGTGTGTATTAAAATGCGAGTTGGCTGTTCGCCAATGTTTGCCACCACGACGATGATTGAGATAGTAGGTTCTACCACCAATCTCTGTCTCGCAATAGCGTTCGATTTCACGACGATGTCGTTCATCGAGCAACATGGTATGGCGAAAAGTTTGATCTAATATAGTAGGCATAACGCCAGTATAGCAGATAGTTTGACACCGGTCAATGATCTAGATTGCCGAAATTAACTTTGATCGCCCATAATGGGAAGGACATCGATTTCGGCACCTGGCACGGGATTTAATCGTCCTTGCCTAATGGCATTTAACACCCACTCCCGACCCACATTGTTGGCTTCGGATTGAACATTGCCTACCCCACTGAATCTATGTACTTCTTCACCATCAACGGTGATTCGCCAAGATCCTGTAAATCCGCCTTGTGATCGTTGCTGTTGAAGATCTTGAGTGCTGCCTGGAGTGGGTTCGGCACGAGTCGCAGTTTGTTGTGGATCAATTAAACGAGGAACAACTGGTCCAAGAGAGTTGGGGAAATTTCGAAGCCAGGCTTGAGCATCAGCTTGACTTTCAAATCTTCCTGGTCCACCATTTCCTATGCTTAAAAAGCGGCCAACATTTTGTGCCCAAAGACCCCAATTGCCAGTACGGCCACCTTGTAGTACATCTAAAGACCTTGGAGGTACGAAACTGCTTCTGGGCTGTACAGGTACGAGTTCGTAAGTCCACACATCTCCCATAGTCAAACGTTCAAATTCGGTTTCAGCTTCTTCTGGAGTATTTCTGGTAAAGTAACCAACAGGTCTGCCATCGGCGCGACGAACCACAGCCCAATTGGCATCGGGTTGAGTTGCTGGGGCAGTCAACTGTGGTCTTTGGGGTGTTTGGGTGGTCTGTGATCGTTTCTTTAGTGTCTGATAGGTTTGAGTTCTAACGTCTTTAAGAGCCTGCTGTGCCTCGGGACTGAGTATGCCAGAGACTTCTGCCTGACTGCCTTGTAGTTTGGACATATAATTGGCAAACTGATCCAGCATATCTCCATAGACATCTTGATCCACATTGGCAGACAACATACGGCGTAGTTTGCTGAGATACTCTTTGCGGTGCTTTTGTGGATCCATGGCAGCATCCAAAGACACTATAAATCTCATCATAGTGGACACTAGAGTATCGGTGTCCTCTCCCAGCCAATCTCCACCTGGGCCACGGAATTCTATATATTGTCCCTTGGGATGTATACTACTGTATTTGCCAGTACTACTGTCTCGTATACTCCTACTAGCGAATTGATTCAATCCCGAACGCATTTGATCAAATAAACCCTGTATTTGATCAGCAGACAATGTACGAATACGATCTTGAACCATCCCCAAAGCACTGGCAGCGTAGATACTGGCTGATCGACCGAATTTTTTCAAAACATACTGGTCGCCTACCAACAATGCCAGTTTTACAAAATCTAACCGTTTGTCATTGTATCCAGGAACGCTGACATTCATATGTAGACCAGTTTTTAAATCGTGTCCAGTCTTGGCACCCGCATTCTTGGCCCAGACTTTGACTAGATCTAGATCCTTGATCATTTCTGACACTGGTTGAGGGTGGCTCACAAATTCCAACCCCAACTCATCGTCATCTGGTTCTAGACTACCATCGGGTTCCACAGTATAGCAGTCGTTGGGTTTTTGACTGCCTATGTCAACCCATTGGCGTTTGGCTGAGAATTTTTTATAGGGACCGTGGTATGAGACTCCATAGGCCACTGAGGAATCGCCTAAGGCCGTCATAAAATCCAATGCTATTTCCCGAATCGATTCTTCTTTGTCCGGTTCCTTGACATCCCAATAGGGCCAGGAAATCAAGTTAGAATATGCATTTTGTACTTCACTCATATACAACAAGCCTGTTTCGCCCAACCATTCACCTTCGAGTTCTTCGGTGTCACTGAAGAACTCTTCTTGAGCTCGATCTCGAATATTGCTCAACAGTTCACCATCCTCTGCTATGACTTGTTCTACGGCTTCTTCCACCTGTGCTCGGGTCAACCCATCAATGTCATCGGGATCTAACCCCAATAACTCAGCAACATCTTCCACATCCATATGATCCCTTAAATGATCATAGACAAAAGTTTCTTTGTCTGCTTCCCATTTTGAGTCAAAAGTTTCCGACAGCCATTCATTGAAATCTTGTCGTAGTTGTTGCTCAAAATCGTCAATCATACCAGTGTTGTAGTCACCATCATCAAAAAATGATATGATGTCTCTGATGCTTCCAGCATCCCCATCATTGTCCATATTCATTACAGGAGTGGTGTCGGTGAAGGAGCTACTCTGGCCCGGCACAGGCACAATCATTTCAAATTCCATACCCACACGGGCATCAATATTCTTTAAAGCGGATTTTAGTCCACCAGGACTCATATCAATTTCAAATAGGTCCTGTTGTGTGTTTTCAAATAATTGGTAAATTCTCATTCCTGCACCTGACTGTATGTTTTGTTGACCTTACGGTAGAATTCTTCAGCTTGACGAATTGTCTGATTATGTCTTGTCAATATGTCATTTATTCTTGTGCTCTGGTTGGCCATTACAAAAACTATTTTTTCAGAAAGAACAAAATTGCGAAATGCGTCAATGATTTCTTTTAATTTTTGTACATCTTGGGGATCAATTTGGGTGTTGAGTCTCTGTTGAATTTTTGACATTCGTTGAAGGAAACTGCCCTCGACCTCAGTATAGTAGTCACGATAAGCATTGGCTGCTAATTTGACTACCACATCAAACAACTCGGGACTGATTTTTTTGTCTTGGTCAACAGCCGTTAACAGTGATTTGAGCTCACTCCAGCCCAGTATTTCTGTCTGCTCGGGTGTGGCCTGCCGTAACCGATGAGCCAAATATCGACTGAATTTTTGATAGTAGGGCTGAGTACGAGTCCAGTGTCGGTTTTTGAGAACATAGTATTTTTCTAAGAGTTTCAGTAGAGTTTGCCCAGGAGTGTCACCGGGATTTTCTTGAGGTAGGGGCAACCTTTTGGAGGTGTCAGCCGAAATTGTTCGAACCAATTCTGCCACAGAGGGATTTATGATCACTCCTTGAACAGGTTCATTTTCGTGTATGATGCCATCTCGGTCTCGAAAAGCTGTGATGCCCATCTGTCTAATGGTCCAGTTCCATAACACGATATCTCTATCGGCCATCATATGTTTGACATATCTACGCCTATTCATTGATGTCCAATCAAAGATCTTGCTCAACTGCTGTAGCAGGTTCCAAAATTGCAACCCTGAATTTTTTTTGAGTTGTTCTCGCGAGTTGAAAAATTCAATATACTCATCTAGTTTATGATTCATCTCACCTACACTGTAGCCCACTTCAGGAAACTTGTTGTGAATCTTTTGGAACAGAGCTCTGGATCTACTGATTAGATCAGCAACATCTGCTTCGGTGACTTCCCAGAGATCTATAACAGTACTGGGATCTGCGTTGATACGAAATATCTGTATATATCGAGGACTGTCAGGGAAGGGCATTCTTCGTCCCTCCTCGATCTCAGACACATAATAACTCAAGGGATAAAAGTAGATGCCCAAAGGAGTTGTAAATGTACTTTTGGGATTTACACCCAACTTGTTGACCACAGTCAACGACACACCATACTGATCGTAATCTTCCTTGGGAATATTCTGCTGAATCCAAGTCAGGGCACCTTCGTTGCCCACTAATTCCTTGGCAGATCGTGTTGCTTCTGATAAGATCTCACTGATCCTCATTTGGTGGCCTGCTGCATTTTTTCAGTGATTTTATCAACTAATTGCTTGGCTTGGGTCCACAACTTATCCAGCCGCTGCATCATTTTACGAACTTCATCACTGTTTTGTTTCAATATGGCAATATTTTGCCAAGACAAGACACCAGCGAATGTGGACATTCGGTATTTCAAATCGGCTTGTATTCTGCTGAGATCGTTTTTTGTCTTGGCATCGCGTAGCTCTTGTTTTATCTCGCTGAATTTTTTGATGAAAAACTGTTCGTGGTCTTGATAACGATCACGAAACACATTCTCTGCCAATTTCACTACGGTGAGAAGTAGTTCTGGGAATTCTCGTTGTGCTATCTTTAGCAAATTATCTGCATTAAACCAAGAACTAACAGTTAATTGATCGGCGGGAGTATTTTGTAATCTGTGCTTAAGGTACTGAAGATACCGTTGAAATTGTTTGGCTTCAGCAGGGGAGGAAACTCCTGTATTCCTCAAATCAAGAAATCTTGATATCTCTGCGTCCAGAGTCTGAGCAGGCGAATATACCAGTCTTCGTTGATCATCCACTTCAAAAGTTCGAACCAATCTCACCACTGAGGGATCAATGACCACACCCTGTACGGGCTCATTGCCGTGTATGATACCAGTAGTGTCCTGGTAGACTTTGACTCCCAATTGTCTGCTCAGCCAATTCCATAATACTGCGGGTCTCGGGGCTGGAGATCCAAGGCGATATCTGCGTCTGTTTGGCGATTCCCAATTCAATTCTCCATTACTCAATTGCCAAAGCATATACCAAAATCTCCCACCTGGAGAATTGACAGTGGCTTGTGTTTTGGCATTTCTTTTGGCTTCTCCAATGGCTAGGTCTAATGCCACATCGTTGAGATTTATTTCGGGAAATCGAGACAATATTTTGGGTACCAGACGCTTCAACAACAGCACCAGATCAAAGAAGTCTTCCTCGGAGAGTTGATCCAGATTCATGATATAGTCGGGATCGGTGTCGAGTCTAAGTAGTTGAATGTATCGGGGATCTTCTGGATAGGGCATTTTCCGCCCCAATTTGGTTTGTTCTACATAGTAACTCAAGGGATAGAAATAGATGCCCAAAGGAGTGTCATACTGACTCTCTGGGTTTATCCCCAGTTTATTGATCTTGGTCAGTGATACCCCATACTGCCCATATTCTTCAGAAGGTATATTTTGCTGAATCCAAGTCAAGGCACCTTGGTGACCCAGTAATTCCTTGGCAGATCGTGTTGCTTCTGATATGATTTCATATATAAACATTTAACTATTTAGTCAAAGCCAAAAAGAAAGGTCCCAGAGGACCTTTGTTTATATGCTGAATTTCAGCTTAGAAAGCGTACTTTAGACCTACGCCCACTGTGGTGCCATCGTGTACCTTCATATCACCAGTGCCGATGTTGCGACGTACATCGCTGGTTAGAGAGATGGATTTGGTCAATGGCACAGTGGTACCAAGTCCCACTACACTGGTCAAGCCATCTTTGGCTACATCGCTGGTGATGTAAGTGGCACCAAATTGTGCTTCAACTGCTACACCCATGACTTTGAGTACTTGATAACCAGCCACTAGCGACACCTGATCTTGATTGCCGCTGGCGACATCAAATCTCTCAGCTGAAGCTGTGAGACTGAATTTGTTCCAGCTTTGACCCACAGCAATACCAACACCATTGACATCGTTACTGATGTCACGAGCATAACCAACACCAACTTCTACTGCTGAAGCAGTGGCCACAGAGGCCAGAAGACTGAGACCAATTAGAGTTTTTTTCATAATGTTTCCTTTTAGAAAATGTGTTAATTATATATCTCTATATAATCGGGGTTAAAAATTAATTTTGATTGATGTCAAATTTAAAACGTGAAATTTCATAGTCATAGTACTCATCATCAGACATGGTACCATTTCTATGTTTTTTACAGAGTTCTAGATAATAGGTATAGTCAAACTGTCGTCCAGTCAATTGACTGACAGTGTCCTGCCAATCAAAACTGGCCAAAGTATACAGAACTTGATTATAATGTATCACAGCAGCTCTCCGCAATGGGGACAACGAGCAGCATGTTCACTGCGGGCCAACTTAATAGATTTGCGAAGACCTTTGATGTCGTTCAATAGTTCTTTCAACAATTTGCGATCTCGTTGAGGTTTTTCTTTGTCAAGTTCTTCCTTGATGCGTTGGCGAGCAGCATCAACCCGTTTTTCAAACACATCAAGGAAGTTTGGTATGGACTTCTTGCTCATACCATATATTATATTTTTGCTGTGACTTTGTCAAACTTTTTCGATTAAATTGTCTCGAAATATCTCCCAGGCATTTTGCCAATTCCATTTTTGACTGCCTTGCTGTACAACATCGCGATCTAGTTCCAAACAACGGCTGACCGCAGTGTACAAGTTTCCGTCTAGATACCCAGTTACACCTTGTTCTACCACTTGGTTGGGCCCGGTGACTGGATATGCTGCCACTGGGGTTCCGCAGGCCATGGCCTCGATCATGACTAACCCAAATGTGTCCCAACGACTGGGAAATACAAAGACATCTGCATTGGCATAATAACTGGCCAATTCACTTCCTGTATGAAATCCCACAAATTCAATGTCAGTGTACTTTTCTTGTAGTTCTGTCAATTGCGGTCCGTCGCCCACCACAATTTTTTTGCTGTTGGGATATCGTAACTCACAGAAGGCCTGTAGATTTTTTTCTGGGCTGACTCTGCCCACATACAACAAAATGATTTTGTCGTCACGCAACAGTCTACGGCCACTGGGGTTGAATACAGTTCTATCCACTCCGCGAGTCCAAGGCACAATGTTGCCTTTTATTCCCCGAGATTCCAACACTTGAGCCATGGCCTCAGTGGTGGTCAACACACGACCACTGTGACGGTGAAACCAGCGTATGTATGCCCAAGACAATGATTCAGGTATCCATAACAGTTTACGCAATGCTTCAGCAAAATTGGTATGATAACTGGTGTTATATCGCCAACCTCTGCGATCTGCTGCACATCTTGTGGCCAGTCCCACCGGACCTTCAGTGGCAATGTGTATATAGTCGGGTTTGATTCGATCTAGTATATTACCGATACCCCAAGGCCAGCTGAGATCCACAGCATCATATCCTGGTGCTGGTGTATGCGGGAAACATTCAGGATCCACAAATTCCAGTCGATAACCATCCTGTTCTGCATACTGTGCAATATTGCGATATGTAGTAACTACTCCATTTATTTGGTCATGAGTGTTGTCAGTTGCTATTAATATTGTTTTCATTACGATTTCCTCAAAATGTTCTAGTCATGGTCACACCGCGAAACTCGGGAGAAAAATTGACCGAATAACTGGTTTGAGATCTAGTGGTAGTCATGGCCCAACTCACTGCTGTCCCTAATAATGCCCCACCGATCACATCTCTGGTATGATGCCTGTCTGAATGCACTCTACTATAGGCCACTACAACAGCACCAACATAATGTGGCCATGCATATTCCAACCCATACCTTTTATGTACAAATGCAGCACCCTGAAATGCTGCTGATGTGTGTCCACTAGGAAAACTTAATCTATCACTCTGATCAGGTCGTAATTGATTGGTAGTCTCTTTCAAGACTTGTGTTAATGCCAAATTGGTCAATAATCCGGTAGACATTTGACTAAATCCCTCTCGATCATTGTTGCCAAAAGTTCTTCCCAGAGCAAATGCAGGAATAGCAATTTGCAAGTAGTCGCCTGTTTTTCTGACCAGGTCTGCTCTAACGGGAGTCGAAAGCAGTAACAATAATAAAATAATGATCAAATGAATCATTTTTGTTCCTTTCTCTTATCAAACAGATACAATTTTTCGCAATGTCCCTCCACACGAAAATTACGAAACTTGAGTTGGTACTTTAAACTGTCAAGTGCCTGTTGACAAATCTCCAGACTGGGCAGAGTCAGTTCTACTCTTCCGGGAATGTCTTGAGGATTGTTTATGTTCAAGGCTAATAATATCAGCAGATACATTATCATTCTCCTGTGTCCAAGTTATGATTTCCCAAGTGCCATCCCAGTGTTCAACCAATGCAGTACAACTTTCTTGCCAATCACCGTCATTCATATAAACAATGCCGTCAATGTTTTTGATTTCTGCTTTGTGTATATGTCCACAAATTATGCCATCATAGCCTTTTTTGCGACAATATCCTGACAAATTTGATTCAAATTTGAACATGAAATCCACTGCTCGTTTGACTCGCTGTTTAAGATATAAACTCAAACTCCAATACCCAAATCCCATCTTTCTACGCAACCAATTGAATCTTGTGTTCAGTCTCAACAATATGTCATAGGCCTGATCCCCAAGAAAACTGATCCAAGGTGCCAGTCTGGTTATACCATCAAACAGATCACCATGAATCACAAGATAATGACGACCATCTACCCCCACATGTTCGTATTGATTGTAGACTTCTATCATGCCAAAATTCAATCCCATGGGTATCATGGGACGCAGGAATTCATCGTGATTGCCTGCTATATATATTACTCGTGTACCTCTTTTGGCATGTCCCAATATTCTTCGTACCACATTGGTATGACTCTGTTTCCAACGCCATTTACCACGACGAATTTTCCATCCATCTATTATGTCACCCACCAAGTACAATGTATCGCAACTGTGATGTTTTAAAAAATTATTGAGTTGTTCAGCTTTACAGTCCTTGGATCCCAAATGAATATCGCTTATGGCTATGGTTCTATATGTTTTTTTCATTTTGAATCCTATAAAAGATAAAGGGGTCTTGCGACCCCAATATGCTGGTTACGGGCATCCAGCACCACCCTATCTTGTGGTCGTTTAGTGTTTGATCTGACTCCACACACGACTGCGGATATCAGCAGTCAAACTGTCAGGCAGTGGAACATAATCTAATTCCAAGGCCATTTCTTTACCATTGCGGAAAGCCCAATCAAAAAACTTTAAAACTTCTCGGCTGGTTTCTTTGTTCTTGGGTTCACGGTACATGATAATAAAACTGGCACTGCTGACAGGCCATGCTTGAGGATGTTTTTGATCCACAATGCTCAATCCCATTCCAGGAACACTGAACCAGTCTGCACCATCTGCTGCTGCGGCAAAAGTACCATCATCTGGATCAACAAAGTTACCTGCTTTGTTCTGCAATTTTAGATGTATCATATTGTTTTTCTTGGCATAGGCATATTCCACATAACCAATGCTGCCCTTGATACGACGAACATTGCCTGCCACACCTTCATTGCCTTTGCCGCCCACGCTACTGGCTGCTGGCCATTTGACAGCAGCACCACGGCCCACACGCTGAGCCCACTCGGGACTGATCACTGTGAGATAGTCGGTCCAATTAAATGTAGTACCTGAACCATCTGCACGATGTACCACTGTGATGGCTTGATTGGGCAAACTCTTATCTGGGTTTAGTGCTGCAAGATCAGCGTGATTCCAATTGCTGATGTCACCGAGGTAGATTCGAGCCAATACCGGACCAGTAATACGCAATTCGCCTGGCGTAAATCCATCTAGATTCACAATGGGCACTGTGCCACCAATAATGGCAGGAAACTGAACTTGATTACGCTGGTCTAAATCTTCGCCCTTGACAGGAGCGTCACTGGCACCAAATGCCACTGTACCTGCGTTGATCTGCCGAATACCACCACTGCTACCAATGCTCTGATAGTTTAATCCTACACCAGTTTGCTTTTTGTAGGCTTCGGCCCATTTGGCATAAACTGGGTAAGGGAAGGTAGCGCCGGCTCCAGTGATATCGGCTGCTTGAACTACTACCGCAGTCAGTGCTGCGGCTAAAAATGTTGTTAGTTTTTTCAATGTAATCTCCTGTTGATATTTTGCTGTATCGCACAAATATTTAAACACAGAAGTATTACAGATATATTACAGTGGTCAGATATTTTTACCGTTTACTGGATCGAGGAGGAGTGACTTCGCTCTTTTCCCCCAATCCCAATAAACAGGCCATCTGTTCGCCAAACTGTACAATAGTAAACCCAGTGGTGTCGCTGTTGACAAACAGGGCATAGGTACTACCATTGTTGTCTTGTCCCAACCATAGAGGTCGTTCATTGATTTCTTTTGATGCCAAAGTCTTGAACACGGTGTCAAGTGGACCGCAAAGTATGGGCTTGGTGGTATTGACAAATCCGGGTGGCAAACTGTTTTGGGCGTGGGCTATGGTGCTGATCAAGCAGAATAACAACGCCACTGCTAGTTTTTTCATAGTGGCCGGTCCTTTACAAAATTTTATTTATAGAAAAAGCACCCCGAAGGGTGCTTTTTTTGACTATTGGGTTACAAGGTGGTCAACCCCGTGGAGTTTACGCGGCTAGGCTCTATGATTTTTATCATAATTTGTATAAATAATAAAAAGGAGATAAAATGTTTCTACCATATGTTTATATTGTTAAAAATCGATACACTAAACAATTCTACATAGGAATGAGATCAGCAAATAAAGTAGTTGCTGAACAAGATTTGGGCATATATTATTTTACTTCCTCTAAGACTGTCAAAAACAATTTTTTAGATTACGACATAGAAATTGTGGCATATTTTATTGATCAAATATCAGCGTTTGAATTCGAAAACGAACTAATAAAAAAATATTGGGGCGACCCTCTGTTACTTAATAGACACTATCAAAAATCAATGTCTAGATTTTCTATGCAAGGGGCCAAAAGAGCTGATGTATCTGAATTTAATAGAAGAACTAAATCTAAACCAAAAGAAAATAGAATTTATAAATGTAGACATTGCGGATTAGATATTAAAAAACTAGAATTTTGTCACCGCCCTCCAAAAAAATTTTATTATTGTAATGCTAGTTGCCGAAATAAGATCACACTCAAAAATAAAAAAGCTTCTGAAAGAAAAACTTCTGTAAGAAAATCTGTTGAGTTTGTCAATACACAATGTGAAAATTGCGCCCAGTTATATCTTCAAAAAACACCTTCCAAATCTAAATTTAAATGCTGTTCAATGAGCTGTCGTATGAAGATAGCATTAAAAAATGGCGGCCATCCTGCTTGGAATAAAGGTCTTACAAATCCACTGGCTGCTGAAAATGGCCGAAAAGGTGCTAAAAAACAATCTGAAAAGGTTAGAGGACGAAAAAGAAAATATTTAGAAAACGGAAATTGGACTTGGGAATATCCAACCACTTCTGTTACCGAGTAGGTTGGGACCGACTCTGAGTCTAAGTTTAACCTTAGGCGGCTAAACGAACCTCAAACTGCTCATCATTGGCAGCATTTATGGTTTTGCTTCTATTACGGCTTCGGCATTACCGTGTTGTCCAGTTGTCTATTACACGCCAATCGATACTGTTTCGGGCCCATTGTAAAGTATACTATGCCACGCTCTGAACCTGGACTCTTAGTAATATACTTTATGGTGGACCCGGCCGGCACTGCCCCGGCGTCTTGCTCGTCTTTCAACTTCCTTCATACAACAATAAAGTTATTTATTGGTCAATTAACCGTTCATGACTCGACTTACAGCAGTCATAACAGCAGCAATACGACCAATGTCGCGAAGTTGCTCAACAGTATAACCTTCTTTCTTCAACGTCTCATAGTGGGCCTTCACACAGAAGTGGCACTTGCCCACAATACTGGCAGCAAGGCTATAGGCCTCAAATCGAGCCTTTGTGGTACCACCGTGTGAGGCAATGGCATTCATGCGTAGTTGAGGGGGTAGACCTTTCAACTGTTCATCCTCTGCCATTTCTACATATGGGTACCAGACATTGTTCATGGCCATGAGTGATGCGGCTGTGATGGCAGCATTGGTCTCCGTGGGATTATTGATCTGACTGGAGATCCAGGTCCATAGTCGACTGTTTCCAGTGGCAAATACCGCAGCCAATGCCACACATTCGGCTTCGAGTGGGTCCAATGTACTACGCTTTACCACAGCATCAAGATTGAGCCGTGTGTCCTTGGCGTAGTCTGGTAATCCTTCTTTGATATTATCAACCCATTGAGTCATAATTGTTCCTTATAAAGTTTTTCTATTGTCCTTCTTGACAATCCTGTTTTCTGTCTTGCTTCAGTTACTGATTTATATAAAACACCGTTTATTTCAATGGATTTAGCATTATAAGGTAGTTTACCATACATAGGATTCTTATTTCCTAACTTTGATTCCGACATCATTTTTTTAGTCTCATCAGTAAGTTTATTTCCATAAGCCGGATGGCTTGTTCCGAACTTTCCATACATAGGATTGCCCGATCCACTTAATGCTTTGCTATTCTTTTTCTTATGAAAATCGGCTTGTCCGTAATAAAATCCCTCGGGCAAGATATCGTCTTTAGGTTGATATGATACGATACCGTTGGTAATCCACCTTTTGCCTTTATTTCCTTCACCGTGTTTCTTTATAGTAGCAGGCGAGAATCCGTAGTAAAATCCTTCTGGCATTGCTTCGCCTTTGAATAAAGTTTTATCTACTATTCCGTTTGTAATAGGACTTTTTCCACTATGCAGTTGACTTATTCTTTCTGCTAAAAGTTTTCTAGTAGAATCGTAAATCTTACTACTTCTCTTACCCGACATCAACACTAACGCAAATGCCATCTTACCTCTAGATTCACCTTCAGTCATTTTTACTAAAAGTTTATGACAGATAAAATGTTCTTTAGCGGTTAACTCAACTAGGTTGTCAGAAGAATTATCCCCGCCCATTGAACGAGGAATAATATGGTGTGTTTCTTTGTATTGATCTTTTGGTAATACTCTTACTCTTGCGTTTTCTATAATAGAAAAGTAGATACGAGTATATCGGTTGGCGATAAATATCATTGCTGATTGCTCCTTGTAAGCATTAGAGTAGTTGGGGATTCCCGTCCCGCGAACTACACTATTATTTATCACCAACCTTTCCATTTACTTACCTAGTGTTGCTTCGCCAATTTGTCTATTACATTGACACAACTCTCCAGATTGGCAGGCATCTAGTACACGTAGAGTTTCT